GCTGCCGCCATCGCCCTGCCCGACCAGCAGACCGTGGGCGTTGGCGATGGTGATGGGCCACGTGATATCCGTTATAGTGACGCCAGTCTCGATGGTACCGGGCGCGACCGCGTTACTCTTCTCGTTGCGGCTGTCGGGGTTGAGGATGAAGTAGCAGTTGCTACCGTCCGACTTCTGCATGACGTCGTGCACAAGCTCAAACGCGCCGTACATCAGCTCCACGCCGCCGACCTTACACGGCTCCATTCCGCTCAGGTTGGAGGACGGCGAGCCGTCACCCTCCACCGCATCAGTCGCGCCAGTCCACCACGGCATGGTGGACAGCAGGTAGTCCGTGCCCGTGTCGAACGGATCGCTACACTCGATGTTCAGCGCCACGCTGCCGTCCGCTAACGTCTCGTGGGATACGATTCGCTTCATGTCGAACACATCGTAGTTCTTGCTGGTGCTTCGGTCGCTATAGACGCTCGCGCCCGAGTTGCCCGTGTTGTGGGTACCGAGCGACACGCACGAGCCGTCCAAGAACTTCGCGCCATCATCGGCGCTCACGACCACGCGCTTCACGCCAGTCTCGGCAAGCACGGGAGCAACCTGCACGTTGTAGCTGGTGCATCCTGCAAACATCTTCTGGAAGTTCTTAGTGCCGTAGCGCGTGATGTAGCTGAATTTCAGGTACCAGTCATCGTAGACCGATTTGAGTGAATAGCCCGTGGTCTCGGTCTTCGCTTCGTCGATGCCGCTGTCGTGGCTCAGCATGCGGATGTAGAGGGGCGCGCCGGACACTGAGCGCAGGTTGCCGTTGGCGTCCTTGGACGCTCCGTACTTCGGCGTGAGCATGTAGTCTCGCAGCGTGCCGTCCGGCAGAAATGCCTGCGGGTTCGGCTCGTAACCGTCCTGGCGCGTGTCTGAGTAGTACCACCAGATGTAGTCGTCGTCGATGTCATCCTCGAACTTCTGCCAGATGACGTTGCTCATGACGTATACGTTGTTGCCGCTACCGTTGTCGGTGAGCGAGAAGCGGCCATCGCCCCTGATGCCGTTCACGAACGGCGCTCCATCGGGGTCAGCGCCGCCGTTCACGTCCTCGTGCCAGTGGGGGCCTTTGCCCATCGTGGCAAACGGGTCTATGCACGGCGTTCCGATGACACCCGGCGTGGGGTCCGCGATACCCTCTGCCGCTCCAATCTTGATGCAGTCGGTAACCGCGCTCTTTGGAATTTTCACGCCGTAGATTTTACCGTCGCGGTGGTTGTGGGCGTATGTCGCCATGGACGTGGCAGTGTAGCGCTTGGTTGTTTCGTCCCATGTCGGTTTCGACGGGTCTGGTTTCGGCTGGTCAGGCTGCGGCGGGTCTGGTTGCGGCTTTGGTTTCGGCGAGTCGCCGCGAGCTTCGGCTGCGGCGGCGCGTGCGTCTGCTGCGGCCAAGGATGCACTCTTGGCGGCTTCGCTGGCCCGTTCTGCTACCGTATTAGCCGATTTAATCGAAGCGTCTACGCGGTTGGCGGCGTTGTTCGCATTGGTCGCGGCGCTGTTAGCCGAATTGACCGCTTCGGTATAGTTTTTTGGCTCGATGTAGATAACGTTTCCAGATACGTCGATGAATCTGTCTACGTTACCGGCATCGTTTATTATGGCCCTTAGATTTCCCGCCATACGCACCTCCATTGTTTTTTTTGTTACTGCGCGCATGGTCAATCTAGGTTCCCCCGTCTATGCGAGTATCGCGGTGACGAGCGATACATGATCTACTGTGTCAACCACGACGCTATCCCCTACCTTGATGCCCGAGCACGACTTGACCATGCGCAGGCCAGCAACGGGCATAGGGGTGGAGGTGCTGCCAAAATCAACGGTAACGATGGAGCCTGATACCGCCTTGACCTTGCCTATGCGCCGTTTGACGTATGCGCTCATATCTGGGGTCTTGATACCTCGCTTGACCTTGCGCCCGAGATAGCGCATATACGCGGCTTCTGAATCCATTGTCTACCTCACAAACTGGCGTAGCTCGGTCTCGGTCGGGCAACCGCCCGTGAGCGTGAGCTTTTGCACGCGAATCTCGAACTTGCCGCTGATTGAGCCGGATGGATAGTCGATATCGAGTGAATCGTTGACCGTGGCGGGGTATCCGACGCTAGTCATGGTGACGCGCCTGATAGCGGACTGATTGGTTTTAAGCAGTGTCCCGGCGCGTTTGTCGGCGTATGCCTGCTTTTCCTCGGCGGTAGACCCAACGGGCGCGTCCGAATACTCGTAGCCCTTGGTGATGGTATAGCCACGAGAGATGGTGGAGAACGGACTGTCAGGATCATTGTCCCACGCTTCGCCGACATACGTTGTCTGTTTGCCGTCCTTGTCCTCGCCCTTGTAGACAACAACGGCATGGTTGGCTATCTCGGTAATATCCTGCTCGTCCGTCATATCTGGCTCAAACTTGCAGTCTGGCCCTTCTGCCATGGAGTAGGCAGCTGGGCGGTTCGTGGGGTCAACGTACTTTGAATAGAGGATGTTACCCATCACATCGTCTTTGGCGGCGCGGAAACCAGCCAGCGATAGCAGGTCATTCACCATACCCAGCTTGGTATCGTCCGTCTCGCTGTTGTTCTGGTCTACACCGATGCCGTAGACGCGCGTGCGCGAAACCGTGTAGTCGCTCGATTCGGCGATGACGGTAAGACCAATCTCGGTTGCAACGCGCTTGGCGACCTCCACCGCATTTTCGCCCTTGTTGACGGTATACGGGTGAGCAAACTTGTCCTGTAGTAGCTCCTGCAAGCGACCGTATAGCTTCACGGTGGCGTTGGAGAAGCGGTTATGGACGTTACGTCTTGGGACTACGGGGATGAACGTACCGAGCACGACCGTCTCGCTATGTCCTCCGCTCCACTCCACCACCATGTATATGCGAACGAGGTCGGCGCCGATATCGAACTTGCCCATGCACTCGACTTCTGCCGTATCGAGGATTCGCACATCGTTGTTGCGAGTGATCGTACCGCCGCGTAGCATCGGGAGTATTTCGAGTTCTTCGCCCGTGGCGCGGGAGACGCGCACGAACTTGTACGTCGTGCGCGAGATTCGCTTCTTCCACCAATCTGTCATCGCAACGGTTCCTCCCATACGCACTCGGTCATGTTCGCGCCCATGCTCCATAACATGTAGTTCTCGGCGGCGTATCCAAAGTTCCATGAAGATACGTAGACACGCGCCGTGCGCCCGAACGCGCTGCGGAAGTAGCACACGGCGTTTTCGGGCTTGTCGGTGATTTTCTCGGCGAGATCGTAAAGCTCGCGCGAATGGAGCTTATAGCTGTGCGTGCCGTCAACGTCGATATCGTCATTCGAGTAGAACGTTGGCAACGGGGACGCGCCCTTGCCCAGCGCAAAGTGGAACGTGTTGCCCGATACCTTCTTGCTCCTGCTTGCGTTTGCATCGAAACCGACACGCAGGCACGTTTCGGCTGCATCGCCGAAATTGAACGCTTCATCTCCACAGGACGAGCACAATGCCTTTACGCTGAACGTGATATGGGTGCCGGATTCGGCATGGGCGGTCATAACGTAGTCGTACTTGGTGTTAAGGGGCGGCAGACGGTCGATTACGAACGTACCCAAATCGTTGCCCGTTCCAAGCACTGTGAGTGTTCCGTCAGGGTTTTTGCGCGCGATATCGTATGTCTTGGTCGGCGCTGCGCTAGACAGCTTAATAGCGCCGTCCTCGATGGTCATGTTGCCCGAAAGCAGCAGTTCATCGTCAGATTGCGTGATTGGGCCAGTGAGCGCGGTATCTTGCACGGCATAGTCAGTCTGCGGATGATACACATGGATGATTGCGCACAGGTCATCCGTGTACTCGACATTCACGGCAGGGGCGGCAGGAGACAACCAGTTTGTCGTGAACGTTCGCGTGAACTCAGTGACAAGGCCAGCGCCGTTTCGTACGTATCCCCTCAACATATACGAGCTGTTGTTAACCAGCATCGAATAGTTACTGAGGTCCCATGAATAGGTTGAGGTGGATGGTTCGATACTGGCGATAACGCCGTCAGAGGAATCGCATAGCTCGATTTTCTGATATGAGATGCCCGTTGAATCGCTCGCACCCCACGTCACCGTGTACGGCAAAACGCCGATTTCCATGTTATTGGTAGCCGGTGCTGTGAACCAAGCGCTTGCGCTATATGCGATACGGACGGTTTTCCATTCGCTCCATGCGCCCCAGTTTTCATCGAGTCCCTTAGTGCGCACGCGGATTGACAGCGTGCCAACGCCGTGATTGATGGAGTACGAGTTCGTAGCATCAGTGATATCCACCGGCTGCTTAGCGCCAATAGACGATTTAAACTCGATTTGCGCCGCGCTTTGCAGCGAACCGTCAGGATGGTTCGGTGCCCACGTGAACGCAATGCTCGCGATGCCATCCATGTCGGCGGCATAGACGGTTTTCAGCCCGTTAATGGTCGGCGCGTTCGGAGGGCAGATTGTCGTGATGGAGCTAGATTCAGTCCACGGCGAGTAGATCGTATCGCCAGCGTCGTTCCACGGTTTTTCTTTGTACGCGCGAACACGGTAGCGAATGGTGCCAGCGGGTGCATCGGAATCAAGCCACGTCTCATCGACCGTGGCGCTTTCCCACGTCTTGCCGTTGTCTTTCGTTACTTGAAACTCGTATCCGTCTTTCCAGCGAGGCTCGTCGTAGCCTTTGAGCTGAGCCTTGTTGTCGGCAGTCTTGGTGAGTTCCAGCCTGCCGAGTGCGGTCGGGCTGGTATACACCGTGACCACGTTCGACATATTGGAAAGCAGGTTTCCGTTATCGCCGTTCTGTACGCGGCAGTCGTAGGTGTACTTATGGCCTGCGGTCGTGGTCGGGTCGATATAGTTCGAGATAACTCTATCGTGATATAGCTGCTCGGTTGGTCCATCGTCTGTATGGCGATAGAAGTTGATTTTGCTATATACCTTGCGACCTGAGTTTTCCGGCAACGTCACGCTTAGGCGCTGCTGCGTATCGGTGGAGCTGTTGAGCGTTAGGTTGCTCGGCGCATTTGGCGCTTCATACGGATAGGCCGAGATGTCGACGCTCTCGCCGCATGAAGTTGTTGCGCCGCAACCTCCGTAGCCGCGCACCGTGACGGACTCGGTGTAAGCCTCAACCCAAACGCCGTAATTACCGGCATTGCGGGCGGCATCGGTGTATCCGCTGACGGTGACGGCGCGCTGATTTCTGAAGGTCGTGTAACCATCACCGCTCGCCCTCCAGACACCTCCGACTTTGACATGGAGGCGAACGCCGTAGTAGTACCAGTCACCAAAATCGACCGTAGCTGTCCAATAGATACGTGCGGTCGTGTCGTTAATGTTCGATACGGAAGTTGATAAGCTCACGCCGTAGAACTTAACGTTGTTTCTTTTTGTCTCCGCGTATGCCATGTACTACCTCCCTGATAAGTCAAGGAGGTAGATACGGCATCAATCCCCCGCCGCTAGACCAGCTCGCTCACGAGGGCTTCGATAAGCTCCTTGGCGCGGTCGTTGCCGCGAATGGTGGAGCCGTCGATGTTCAGGGTGTAGTTGTTGACTACTTGGCTAGATACGCCGCCGCCAACATACTTCATCTGCTCAGCGATGGTGCGTGCGAACGGGCGCGAGTACTTGCGGTTGGTGAGCGGAACGATGGCTTCGGCTCCAGCTTCGCCAACGATATCCAACGGCACGCCAGCCCCAGGGCGGTTCGCAATAGCGCCGTTGGCGTGGTAGCGCAACATCATGCCACCAGCCGCATGGGGTCGGATACCGCCTGCGGCATCGCCGTGCCTAGAGATAATCTGACTCACAAACGTGGTGATGTTTCTAGGGATGCGGCTTAATGCGCTTGTGAAGGTGTTGATAGCACTTGTATCAGCTGACGCGGAAATATGCGTGCTGTGGCTTCTCGGAATCCTATTGACTGATTGCGTAAATCTGTCCGATTCACGCGTGCCACTACCGTCAACGACGTTACCGTTAGCCCTGTGGTTAGTTGTTTTGCCACTACGCTTGTTTTCCGTTTCTTGATATTTCTTAGATTGCTTCTCGGCAGAACCATCGGAAACATTGCCGGTCGAAGTGGCGGTGGTGCTCTTCGGAATAAGGGTGGAGCCGTTCCACGTCCACACGTTGCCCTGCGCGTCAGTCAGTGACGTATCATCGGCAATTGCATTGCCCTTTAGATCAACAAGCGTGGAGCCATTCCAGACAGCTACGTTTCCCTGAGCATCCTTTAGCTGTAGGTCATTGATGCTAATATTTGCATCTTTGTCCACAATAGGAGCATTGTTGTACCCGTTGATAAGACCAATAAGAGTATCAATATTTCCACCGCAAGAATTAACCATCGCCTTAAAGCTGTTCTTGCTGATGTTGCTCATTTGTTCCGAGGTAATACCGGCCTGCTGCATCTTAACGGCAAGGTCAGAGATATTGATGCCAGCGGAATCAAGCGAATTTTTTACACCCTTGCCCATTGTGGAAATGGATGATGCAATCTTACCAGCCATGTCAGCGGACGATTCGTTAAGACCAGCCGCAAGCGCCGCTGCGCGGGTACTGAAATAATCTGCCTTTTCCGCTGCGGACGTAAAGTCGCCGCTAATCTCGTCAAGGTCGCCCTGAGCATCTTTTAGAGCGTTACCTGTCTTTGTGACTTCGCCTTTGAGCTGACCCCACTTCTTGGTGTACTCATTGGTGGTCTTGCTCGTCATGGCCTTGTCGATTTGCTCTTTATGCTTCTTGTAATACTCGGTGGACTCGTTGATAGCGGCAGTATTTGCTTTCTGGGCTTCAGTCACTTTCGCCTGAGCGATTTCCAGCTTGCCCTCGGCTTCGACTTCCTGCTGGAGATACTTAGATGCCGCATTGGAAAGCGCTTGCATCTCGGCGTTACGTTTCCATGCAGCTGCATTCTTATCGATCTCATCGGTACTCTTGGACAGCTCGCCAGTGACGGCATTGGTGATACTTACAGAATCGCCCGTGAGTTCGTTATAGCCCTTTACCGCTTCGCCAAGACGGTACTGTTCAGTGGCACTAAGGCTAGACTTCTTGGTTAAGTCATCAATAGCTTTAACGTAGGTATCGAGCGTAGCGTTATCCGTGCTTACCTTGGTGAACGTCTCGCCGATGGACTCGTTCAGTTCAATAAGGCTTTGCGTGGTTTCATCGGCGTTAACGGCAACATCGCCGATAGAATCTCCTAGACCCTCAGCGTTACGGGCGGCATTGTCCATGATGGAGCTGCCCGTTTGCATGGCTTTGCTCATTTTTTCTGCGTGCTCTTTGGCTTTTTGAGCCTGAGCGATAAAGTCACCGACAACGGCTCCAATTGCGGCAACTGCCGCCGCAAACGCAAGCTGGGGGCCAATAGAGGTCGCAAGTCCAACGGCAAAGTTCTTAAAGCCAGTGGCGGCGGTTTTCACACCACTGCCGAGCGTCTTCAAGGCGCTGCCGCTTTGCTTTGCCGCGTCTGTCTGCTTCTTTAGGGCATTGGCAGAATCGAGAACGCTCGTCTTGGTCTTGTTGTTCGCGTCTGCGATTTCCTTGGTGACTTTGGCGGTCTCCTTGGTGCTGCCGCTCCACTCGTCCACCATCTTGCCGTAGGTATCGCGGGCCTTTGTCGTAACGTCGATTTCATCCTTGATTGACTTGACGCTATCGGCGGATGCCTTGGCTGCCCTATTTGCCGCGTCAGCTTTCGTTTTCAGCGTAGAAGCGTACTCGGTTGCAGCCGCCTTGCCCTCTTCGTCTGCCGATGCAGCGAGCTTGGCCGCTTCTTTGTATTTGTCAACTGCGGTCTTGGCCTTGTCAGTCGCCGTCGAGCTTTTGGTTACGGCCGCAGCGTACTTGCCCTCTAGATCAACTACGCGCTGCGAGGTCTGGTAGTAGCCCTGCCAAGCGGCTACATAGTTGTCGGCTCCACCCGCGGCCTTTGCGGCGGCGTTTCCGGCGATACCCATCTTAGTGGACAGCATATCGGCAGACGCATATGCACGCATTTGAGCGCCATCGGTGGTAACAATCGCGTCTTTCCAAACGCCAAAGTCCTGAGCGCCCTTGCTGACTGCCGTTACCGCTGTTCCGATGCCTTTCCCTAACTTGCCGAGCACGGTAAGAACGGGGCCAGCCGCCGCAGCGATACCGACCATAGCCAGGACGAACTGCTGCTTGCCCGTATCCATCTTGGAGAAAGCGTCGGCAAGGTCGCCTACGCCTTGAATGAGCGGGTCGCACGCTTCGAGCGCGGAGATAGCGGCGTTGGCTAGCGGTCTACCGATGGAGATAGCGATAGCGTCAACCTTGTTCTTTAGCACCTGTAGACGCGATGCCAAGCTCTCGTTTCGCTGATCAACCTCGTTTTGGAGCGCGGTGTTCTGCTCCCACGCGGTGTTGGCGCGGGTTACGGATTCGCGCAGCAAATCGCCAGCGTTAGCCAAACGGCGCATGGTATCGGAGTTGCGGATGTTGTTGATGCCGAGCTTTTCCAGCGTGACGTTCATGTCCTCGCCGGAATCGCTCGTGCGCTTCAAGCCCTCCACCAATGCTTCGAGGGCTTCCATTGGGCTGCTCTTCCACGCATTTGCGAACTGGTCGGCGCTCATGCCAGCGACACGTGCGTATTCCTCCACCGTGTCGGAGCCCTTGGCTACGTTCTTGGAAATGTCCTGAATGATGCGGGTCATAGCGGAGCCGCCAGCTTCGGCCTTGATGCCGAGCGAGGACATAGCGCCAGACATGCCCAAGATATCAGCCTGCGAGAACTTAGCCGCCGTGCCAGCGCCAGCCAGACGTAACGCCATGTTCGAGATATCGGCTTCGGTCGTTGCCAGATGGTTACCCAAGTCAACGATAGTGGAGCCGTAGTTCTTGAACTGGTCTTGGCTCATTCGGGTGATATTGGCGAACTGCGCCATCTGCTTGCCAGCAGTCTCGAAGTTCATGTTCGTGGCGATATCAAGGCCGCTCGTAACCTCGGCGAACGATTCGAGTCTGTCATGGGCAACGCCCAGCTGTGCGCCTAGGGCTTCGATATTCAGCAGTGTTTCAGCCGTGACGGGCTGTTTGGTGGAGAGGTTCTGGGCAGATCGCGCCAGCTTCTCAATTTCCTCGCTCGACATGTTCGTAGTCTTGCGAACGTTCGCCATGGCGGTATCGAACTGAATGGCAGTCTTTCCGGCGTATACGCCCATGGCGACCAGAGGGACGGTGACGCTTCGCGTGAGCATCTTTCCGACCTTCTCGGTCTTAACGCCAGCGTTGTAAATCTTGCCGCCGAGCTCAGCCCACGCCCCGCCTTGTTTCACCAAATCGGCAGTGGTGGACTTCGAGCTAGCCGCCGACAGCGTGGTTAGCCGCCGGAGGGCCTTTTCCGCATTGTCTAGTTGCTTGCCGTTCCACTTGGCGTTTACGGCGATAGTGATTGACGCTTTGCCCATTATTCGGCTCCCACCAAATCAGCGACCTGCGCCACCTCGTCATTAACCTGTTCGATGATGTTTTCCTCGTCTTCGAGGATTGCCTTGAGCAGCGCACGCGGCGTATCGCCCGTATGCGGAACGCCAGCACGCCTACCAGCACGCTTGCCAGTGAGGATGATTGCGCCGGGGTTTGCGAACTCGATAACGCCGCCGCCCGGGTCGCTGGAGATGAACACAACGCCGTTCTGACGCTGCCTGAGCGACAGCGAGTTGGCGAAAGCGCCCGTGGGGTTAGAGCCCACGTGCGCGTACCCCTTCGCCTTGCTGAGCGTTGGCTTTGTTATCTCGACGATGCGCCGCTTTAGGCGCTTCGCCATTTTCTTGTCCACTAGGTTGAGCGCGGCAATTGTCTCGTCTAGGTTTTGAATCTCGATGGTGTACAAGGGTCACTCCCTGTATTGCTCCATCTCCCTTTTCGCCTTTTCGCGCTGCGCCTTAAGACGATCTCGCGCGTCCCCTATCGACTCCCCCGGCCTTCTCCACGGCTTGCCGTTCTTCGCTTCTTCGAGCGCCTGTACCAGCTCCATGTCAAATAGCATCTGGTCAAAGACGCTTGGGAAGTCGTACGCGAGGTCGATAAGCTCGCGCACGTCAGACCCAGAGAAGCGCCCTAGCGCAATTAGGACTCGTCCGAGGGTGCCGTAGGGTTTTCGGTGCCGTCCTCGGTTGCGCCGTCCTCGTCCATCTCGAAGTCGTAATAGACGGTCACCTCGTCCATGAGGTCGAGAACTACGTCCTGCGTAATCTGGCGCGGGGCGGGAAGTTCCACCACGGGGTGCCCGGCTGCCTTGGCGCTCAAAAAGCCCCAAAGGGCAATCCAGATGTTCGTCTGCATGTTGCCAACCGGGTCAGCGCCTTTGAACAGGTAGAGCTTGGCTCGGTTCAGTGCGCCCTGGCGGGTCTTGCACCTGTAGATTTCCTCGCCAGTCTCGGGGTTCTCAAATCGGAAGATTTCGTTTGCCATTACGGTTCTCCTTTCAAAACGGCTTGGCGTGGATAATCGCGCCGCGTTCCCCCGCTGAATCGGCATGAAAAAGGCGCGACCGTAGCCGCGCCCGTTTGGTTATCTGTAACCGCCGTTCGTTACTTGTAAGAAGCAACCTTGTTGGTGAGCGTGATGGTCATGGGAGACTCGTCTGCCGTTGCAACAATGGCGTTATCAGTGGAGAACTGGATGGTTGCTTCATTGCCGGACGGGTCAAGCTCGGGGAAGTCTGCCGTGAAGGGCAGGTGGTTAGCCGAGAACTCAAGCGTCTGCTTGGGATCATCCGTGTGGAAGAACTTGGCGTAGACGCTGCCGAAAACAACCTTGCCGGAAATGGCAGTGGAGGTCTCAGAGCCGGTAATGAGCTTCTGATACTCCTTGAGGTTTTCGGGGATGGTGGTAACGCTCACGCCGAACTGGCACTTGCCCTCCGCAATCTCGCGGGAGGTTGCGCGACCGAGGGACGAAAGACCGGTAACGTTGTTCTTGATGGTGAACGATGCTTCGGAAACAAGTGCTTCGGCAGGCGCAGAACCACTGGAATCAATCTTGAAGTCGCAGTCCGTGGTGGTGTACTTACCGTCAAAGCAGGATGCGGCAACCTTGCCGGGAATGGTATTGAGACCGACTTCTCCGTCGATGCCTTTGAAGGAAGCGGACATTGCAAGGTGTTCGTTGCCGGTAGCGGAGAACTGAAGCTCGTCACACTTGCAGCCTTCGGCACGGGTGAAGCCGTCCACGCCAATCTGCGACCAGATGGTGAAGTAGTCGAGCGCGGAGCCCATGGTGAAGGTGTGCTTGTAGTAGCCCGTGGGGTTTTCGCCGGTAGTGGGCTTCACGGCTTCGGTAACTACCTTGCCGCAAGCGGCGAGCAAGTACATACCGAGAACGTCAGGGTAGCACAGGGATTCAATCTTGGGGGTAACCTCGATGGAGTCCACTCGGGCATCAGACGGGGCGCGAGAGCCGCAAGTAACATCCGTGGTGGCGATGGAGCGGCTAACGCCGAACGGGGAGCCGCCAGTCAGACCGTGCATGTAGGTGGGCTGGGCTGCGGGCGTATCGCGGTCTTTCTGAACTGCGATACCTGCAAGACCAATAGAAGGGTTAAGCGACATGGTGTATCTCCTAGTCGATATTGGGGTCGATGAACGCCTTAATGCGTACACCGCCCTCGATGGATGCCATATACGAATTGCCCGATGGAGCGGTGCCAACGGACGAAATAAAGGGCTGGGCGTGGTCGCACAGACCGCCCAGCGTCTTGTCGGATGCGATGGAGGACATGATTCGCACCATCCACTCCTGTGCGGTGGCGGTGGACTTCACAAGGTCTGCGGTCTTAGTCCACAGCTCCACTCCCACCGAAAAAGTGATGGAGTAGCCGCCGCGCGATGCGCCCATGTAGGTGTTGGTAACAACGTCCTCGATTAAGTAGTCCGTTGCGATCTCGCGCACAAGAACCTCGAACGGCTGCTGGGTCTTAGCACCGCCGATGGAGATATAGGGGTGAGGCTCCATATCGGCTAGAGCCGCCTTAACGTCCTGCTCCACCCGGGCGATGCACTTTGGAAACAGGTTCGCGTCCATCTATCGCACCTTGTAATCTCGAAGTCCGTAGCGCTCGATTACGGCGTTGACCTCGGGGATTGAGGTAGCAGCGCCGTCCACGCCGCCCACGACAAAGCGCATAAAGCCCAGGTCGGTACTAGCGGATGTTGCGTTATCGGGCATAGCGTGGTCAGTGAGGTACCACGCGGCAAGCGAAACGACCGCGCTCTTGACCTCGGGCGGGGTGGGCTTCATGCCGCACTCCACCACCACCTCAGCGAACTTGCTAACGCCCAAATCGCGCACGTCCAAAAGCGACGGGTTGCAAACGCGCAGGTTCACGGGGTTGCCGTCTTGGTCTTTTGCGGACACGACCGAGCGCATATCGGACGCGGTGAACTCGCCCAACAAGACGAGCGAGGACGCGCGGCAGTTCGGGCGGTCGGTGACTCCACGCATGAGGACGGGCTGGAACACGCGGTGCGCTTCGGTTTCGATTACGTGCTCGGCACGGTCGATAGCGGCCTGAATGGTTGCATCGTCAACGGTTCCGAGTAGATTCTCATCAGCTCGGTAGGCGAGAACGTCATCAACAGTGCAGTACCGAGCCGCTACTACCTCAATTTGCGCGGTCACGGTAACGTTCTGAATGTCCCACGAAACGTCTAGTAGCTCAGGCATGGTGGAGAGGGGAAGGGTGAACTTGCCGCCCTCCCCCGTCACTTCCACCTGCTCAGCACCAGACGCATAAGCAACGGTCACGGTATCGGGGTTGCCCTCGAACTCCACGTCCGTGCATTGGGCGATTGAGAACCGCTTACGGCTGTCTGGTGCCAAAGTCATTTGCAACGCCCCTTAGCGACCAGCAACGCCAGTGTCGGCGAGGTAGGAGAACGCCTTGGGGAACGTGACCTTCAAACCGTACTGACCGTTGATACGGATGGTCTTCTCGTTGCGGATGAACTGGTCGTTGACCAGACCGACCTCAAGCGTCTCGCCCATCTTGGTGTAGAAGGTGGCGGCGTTGGGGAGGTAAACCATCATGCCGTAGGTGGTCTTCTTACCGCTGGTCTCACCCGTGGTCTCAGTGAGGTTCAAGTCCTCAACCACGTTCAGCGCCCACAGCTTGCCGTTGACCATCTGGTTGATGTAGCGACCGTTCTTGTCCTTCTCAAGGTTGACGGACTCGGCAACATACGGGTGCATGCCGACGGTGGTGGGCACAAAGCCAGTGGCAAGGAATACGTCCGTAGCCATCTTGTAGGCGCTATCGGTGATGGTATCGCCAGTGCCCTTGGTGAACTTCTGGATGCCGTCATGGTTGAGGATGCCGACCATGCCAGTCTCGGCGTTAGCCTTGGGGGCAGTCAGAACCTTAGCGCCCTTGGCAAGCTCCTGCATATAGAGCAGAGTGCCGTTAACGAGGCTCATAAGCTCGTTGTAGTCGTTAAGGTTGTTCTCAAGCAAGGGCATACCGTTTGCGATCTGCTCCATATGGAAAGAGCGCTGAGTCCATGCCATGCCGGACATAGCGATGGTCTTACCAGGAGTCCAAGTGGCTGCGGCGTTGGTGAGCTTGGTCTGGTCTGCCTCATAGAAGCTCACGGAATCCTTGTCGGTGACGGCACGCGGAAGGGTATTGTAGATGCCCAGCTTAGGCAGGTTCTGAGCGTACTGCTCGGGCAGGGAGTAATCGGTGTCCTTATGCTCTTCCAGCTTGAAGTCCTGATAGGCATCGAGGGCAATGGAGGTGCCAAGCTTCAGGCCTTTGAACTCGTCACGTGCGCCAAGGACGAACTCGCCGAGGTTCTTAGGCTTGAACTCGGCCTTGTTGCCAACGGTGGGGTCAGCCAGCGGGATACTGCCGCCCTGGCGAATCTTGTCCTCGTAATCGAGGGCATCGGCAAGCTGCTCGTCAAGAGACTTGTTCTCGCCCTTAATCTGGTTGATAGTGTCGCGGTAGATATCCTTTGCATCGCCCTCGGCACCGTTAAAGGACTTCTCGGCTGCATCGAGCTTTGCGCGGTTCTCCACAATCTTGTTGTGAATCTGGATGGAAGAAAGCATTCTCTACTCCCTAGTACGTCAAAAACTTTCCGTTCACGCACACGGTTTTAGAGACGGCTCCCGTCTCCACCTTGTCGGCTCCCGACTCGGCTTTACCACCGTTGTTGCTGCCGGGAATTGTGGGTTCGGTTTCCCCCGCGCCGTTTCCATCCACCACGGCGGGTATATCTAGCAGGTCTTTTGGTGCGTTCTTGAATCGCTTGGCCTGCTCGGGGTCGATGCACGCGGCAACTGGCTCCATCGCCACGATAGAATCGCAAAAGCCGTTCTCCACCGCTTCTTTCGCGGTGAACCATGTCTCGGCATCCATAAGGTCTGAAATAGCGCCCTCGTCCTTGCCCGTCTTGCGTACGTACTGGTTGACGATGGTGGACTTAACCTTGTCGAGAAAATCGGCGGTCTTGCGCAAGTCCTCGGCTGTGCCGCCCGAGAAGGAGTAGGGGTTGTGAATCATCATCAGCGCGGAATCGCCGATAATCACCTTGTCGGCGGTAAGGGCGAAATAGGACGCGGCGCTGGCGGCAAGGCCCTCGATGATGCAGGTGGACTCGCCCTGATAGGCACGCAGAAGCTCAGCCATGGTGTTCGCGTCGAACACATCTCCGCCGCCAGAGTTGACGTGGATGGTGACTGCTTCGCCGTTAGCTTCTTTCAGCTCGTTGGCAAACTTGGTGGCGGTCATATCGGTTTCGTCCCAGCCGTCACCGATGAATCCGTAAACGTTAATGTCCCTCATGCTCGAAAATCTCCTTAATATCGGCTTCAATGTCGTACTCACGCCGCGCCAGCAGGCAGGCGTTGGCGTAGGGCTTTAGAACCTTGGTTGCGAAAGCGCGGGTCTTCTCGGTGTCTCCCGCTTCGGAGATGCGCTGCTTGATGCGCTGCACCATGTCCTCGTGGATTGAGTTCATGGCATTGCCGTTACCGTCTCCGCTGTAGGGCGCTCCACCCTCACCAGAAGCGCCGGGGTCTTTTCCGTGCTGCGCGGTGATGGTCAGTTCGCCCGTTTCGGCGTTGAGCAGGTTGTAGGAGGAAGGAATAAAGAGAACGTCCAGACCCTCCACGGGCGGCAAGTCCTCCTTGGCGCGTACCTCGGCAGGCATCATCCAACCCGAGAAAACAGCCGCCTTGTAGCCCTCCATGCGGTCTCGGTAGCCGCCGCGCAGAAGGCCGTTCATATCGAATTGCACGTAGCAGTCTTTAAGGCCGATGCTCCAAAGGACGCTGGAAAACGCGCGCTCAAGCTCGGCGCATTCGGGCATCAGGGTCTTGTTGGCAAAATTGAGAGCGCCCTGCTCGATGTTTGAATACGTGGCGTTGGAGAGGTCGAATACCTCCTGCGGTGGCACGGAAAGCGTTCGGCAGACCTGCTGTAGAATCCACCGCTCCTGCTCCACAAGCGACATATCCACCATCGTCTGGGGGGTGGACTTGTATTGCAGGCCGTGGTCGAAGATGCGAACCTTGCCTGAATTGACCAGACCGCCGCCGCCCTCCAGTTGCTGTTTGAGCTTGACGCGGTCCTGATCCTTGAGCGCTTGGTCAGTCTCCAACCAGCCGGGGAAGTTGCCCTCACCGTTCAGGATGTGCGAATAGAACTTCTCTAGGTCAACGGACAAGCCAACCTCGTTGGCGGCGAACTCGGCAAGCGAGCGCCCGTGGAGACAATCGGAATCGAGGATGGGAGACTTGACCCACACGATCTCGTTCTCTAGGTATCGCCCAGGTGCGGTGAACTTATCGCCGCCGTAGTTGAACACGTGCGAGCCGCCACGGATGATTTCGATACCGGGCGTTCCCGACATGGGCCAAAGCGCCATGATACGCGCATTGCGCCACTCCACGCGCACGAACGCCTCTCCCTTTAGGTCTTTGGTCATATCGAGCCAGCGGATGCCCTCCTGAGCGGACATGAGCGGGTTCCACTTGGTGCGCAACAGGGTTTCTAGGTCTTTCGCGGCACGCTTGGCGGCGGGTTTCCTAACGCCGCTATCGCGCTCGTAGACGTGTACGGGAAGTGCCGCCAGCGGTCGAGCCTTAGCCAGCGCACACGCGCGGTAGGCGTTGGAGTAGTAGGCTTCGAGCTTCGCGGCATCGCGGCTGTAAACGTCCTTGCCGTCATAGTTCACGAAGTCGTATTGGATTGGCGGTAACTGCACGCCCACGACATTGAAAGCGCTGTACAGAGCGCGTGACGCGGCTGCGGTGATTCTGTTCTTTAGAGACATGCACGCTCCTTCTATCCGTTGCGTGCATGGTGCTATCGCTGTCCCCCGCGCGAGAAAATGGAGGGGGAAGGGGGCGGGGTTGGCGAAAGGAAGATGAAACTCCAACCCCGTTGTCCGTATGTTCGCGCCAGCGTCCCCCGCTACAGGTCGATAGTCCAGACGTTTGGCGATTCTTCCTCGTTGTTGTCGTAGGCCCACATAGCCATTGCCGCCGCAACAGCCGCGTCGATACGCTTTGAGCCTTGCCCGTGCTTCACGGACGCGAGCCTGCGACCGTATGCCTTGGATTCGCTCGATACGGCGTTGATGCAGTGCGCCGCCAAAATGGGCGTATCGCCAAACGATGCAATATGGGTGGATACGGCACGCGCTAGAAGCTCGGACGCGGGGCACATAATGGACGGCGTTTGCGGCACTTGCGATAGGTCGAAGTCGTACGTTCGCTCCAGCCAATTAGCTAGGAACTGCATACGCGCGGGGTCGGCACAGATGAATGGAGCGCCGGGCTTGCGTGCAAGCTCCAGCAACACATCGGCAACGGCGGTTAGATCGTAAACGGAACTCCCCTTCTCGGGCTTCTCCCAGCACCACTCGGCGTATGCCCACCGCTCGTCTTGGCGTTGAGCCGCAACAATCGCCAACGTATCGCCGCGAACGGCACCGTCCAGACCCACGCAAAACCACTGGTCCCAGTCGATTTCGAGCCGTTCCGTTTTCTGGCACGCCGTCACGTCCCTGCGCTTCATGAACGGTTCTTCCACCTCGTCCATGGGCGTGCGGTTGAGGTAGTAACGGACAAAGCCGGGGCCAGGCCTACCGTCCTCCAGCTTGTCGGATTCGTACTGCTCTTCCAGTTCCTCCATCGTGATACGGCCCGCTGCGGTAATCTTCTTCCAAACCCTGCGGTCAGCGGGGTTGTCTTGGTCTGTGATACCGAGCCAGCACACGTAGGCGTGCTTGTCGCGCTTCAGCTTCTGGTAGAGCTTGAACAAGAAACCGTCACGGTCGCTGCCTGCCGTGGTAATGCCGATAGTGAGGGCGTTCCACACCTTAGCCTGACCGGACGTGCCAGCTTTCCAAACAGCATCGTCACGCCAGACGTGAATCTCATCGCCGATGAGAACGTGGAAGTGCTTACCCTGCAACGCCGCTTCCTTGTAGGGGTAGACGTGTATCTCCTGACCTGTGCGCTCGTTGCGGATAACGTCCTTGTATATCTTCCATTGGGCGCTAAGCGTCTCATTCGCCCTGATGATGGTGGCGATATAGCCCTTGACCATGGCGGTATTCTCTTTTGAATCTGCCACGATGCCGTATTGACCGTTCGGGATAGCGTCCATGGTGGCGATAGTCATAACCAAGCACGCCGCCAACTGTGACTTACCGAACGCGCGGTGGACTCCAATAAGGGCACGGCGGTACCGCCTGCGAAACTTGCCCGTTTTCTTGTCAATCTCGCCAGTACCGAACAAGGGTCGCCAGATGTATTTCATGAGCCAGTCTGTAACCTTGTATGGGCACCCGCATAACTCGGACTCGCCAGCATACGTGAGGAACGCTTCGGCGAAAACGCGCGTGCGCTCCACCTGATACTCCCCCGCCTTGCTCAGCTTCTTGAACGGTGTGTGATAACTCACATTCCACCGCCTAATGCCGCGTCAATCTGCTTTGCGATATTGATCTGTACGTTCGCGCTCATGCCCTGCGTCAAACCAAGCCTTGCGCGAGCCATTGGCGACAGGCCCAAGTCCTGCTCTAGCTTCATGGCTGTTTTCATCGCGTTGTCACGAATCTTTAGGTACGGGTTCTCCTTGATGCGGATGCCGCCAAAAGCGTCCTCTTCCTCCACCGTGAGGTGCATGGTGCCGTCCTCGTCCATCAAGTGCCTTTGGCTCTCATAGACCATGGCGATGTTGAACACATATTGCTCAATCAGCGGGGAATCGGACGATCTAAAGCTGATGCCAGACCCGACGGTGTTGTCCCATATATCGCTCAGAATCGGCGTTTTCGACACGCTCTCGGGCTTCACGAGCGCCCCGTCCTCCACTGCTACGGCGGCGGTGGTGGAAATATCGGCAGTGCTAAACCCGCGCCTTACCGCGAGTGCATCGGGCTTACGTCCCTTTATAAGCCCACCTCCCTAAGCAGACCTGCGATGCCGCGCGATAGCTCCGAACACATCGGGCGGTACTTAATCGGCGCTGCCGTGGATGCCACATCGAAAAACGCGCCCATGCCGCGCAATTCCACAGTGTTTTTCTCCACCGCTCTAGCCGACACGCGCCCGCTCTCAGGAACACGGCTAATAGGCTCCATCTGCTCTAGGCATTCGGGGGCATTTCCACCCTCGGTTACGTAAAAGCCCTTTTTTCTTTTGAAAAATGCGTATTTCCTGCAATTATTCGAACAATATCGGCTTGTATTGCGTCTTGCGGCGTATTTTCTGCCGCAATATTCGCACGTCCTGACTATCAAAATCGCACCTCCGTAATCGGTGCGAAAGATAGGTTGGCGTTCCCCCGTTAGCGTCATATATGACGGTAAATCGCGGCTCCAATTTCGTGCGCATAAAAAAATGAGAGGGGCCGCGCTGGGTAGCGGTGCCGCCTGTCGTGATTTGACCCTCCCCACTACCCCGCGCGTGGGGGCGCGCGCTCGCGTGGGTAGGCGCGTACGTGGACAGGCGTGCATGTGTGCGTGGGCAGGCGCGCGCGTTCGGTCGTGGGGTAGGCGCGATCGTGTAGGCGCTGCGTTTCGTCCTGGTATCCGCGCGTCAACGCCCACGATCGCACGCCGCGCGGCATGGCTCAAAAGTTATTTATGTTGGTTTACCTGCGGTTTTGTTGGGTTTGGAAAAGTTTTTTCAAAAAGTTGTTGACGTGCCATCGCAAACGGTGGCAGACTGTAGCCACGCAACGGGCCACCGCAAACGGTGGCAGACCAAGCACAGCAGAAAGGACGGATACCATGAGCACACGAGCAGAGCGCAGCGCCGCCAACCGCGCCGCCCATGCGGTCAAGCGCGCACAGCTTGAAGAACAGTGGGCACTTGCCGCCGCCGAGAAACAGGCAGATCGTAAACGCCGCCGCGACGAGAACCGCGCGGCATGGTGGGCGCGTTATGGCATGGCTGTGCCCGGTATCGAGCACGCCGAGCAGGTCGAGACTAGCGATCACGTGACCATGCCCGAGGTAACCGAGGACAGCGCGGTTATTGCCGCGAGCGCCACGAGGTCGAGGGGCGAGGCCGGGCATTGGTTCGTCGAGATGAACGGCGTAAAGTGCGGCACGATCTCATGGAGCAGCACGCCGCTCGTCTACGAAACGCCCGAGGGCAAAAGCTTGCCATGCGAGACCGAGGAACAGGCGCGAGGTCTAGCCGAGCTTTACGCGACGGACTACGCCGAGCGTTCAAGCGCTGTCGCACAGTTTAAGCCGGGTATGATGTTCGGCGACCGCGAGATCGTGAGCGTTGCGGCGAAATCCGTTACCGTGCGCCGCATTGGCTACGCCGACAGCGTCAAGCGCTACAAGATCAAGCGCGACGCAACGCAAGGCGATCACATTACTACCAATATCGGCGAGCTTTACGCGAGCCGAGCAGCGTAACAAAACATAAAAAACGCCCGGCGTGAGCCACTACACAAACGCCGGGCTGGTCAAAGTGAGAAAGGACTAAGACCATGAGCAATATTAACACGCATGAGCTTTATTTGGCAGTGCTGAACGACTGCAACGAAAAGCCGGAGCGCTCCGCATGGGGTCGTGGCGTGCAAGCCTACGCAGTCGAGATCGCGGAAACTCTAGCAGACCAAGCCCACGAGGTCGAGCCGACGCGAGCCGATATCGAGCCTATTGCATTAAACGGCGCTCGTGACTGGCTCCAGTACAGCTGGGGCGGCTGCACTTACTGCTACGACGAAGATATCGCAAAGTTGCTTTGCCCTCCCTCCACACTCAAGCGCAAGCGTAACGGAGCGCTGCCGCCGAACAGCAGCGAAGAGTGGTTAGACGTTCAGGCAAGAGCACTTGCACAGGCTTGCCGCCGCGTCTGCCGCATTGCCAAGACGCTTAAAGCGGTGGCATAGATGGGCGTAGATCTCTTCGATATTGTGAGTTATCCCGTTTGGAAGTTAGCGCTTCTGCTGCTTGGAGCAATGGCGCTCAGCTTCTTTTACGGTTGGTTTATGGCATATGAGAAATTCAACGAGAGGAACGACAAGCACTAGACGATCCGGCACGCTGCCAACTTGAATAACCGAGTTGGCAGACTGCCGCACCGTTTACCGAGAACGGACGGAACGAGAGGCGCGAACGGTTAGACTGTAAGCCATTCGCAAACGAGAAAGGACGAGCCATGGCCGCCAACGAGAAGATGTACACGGTTAGCAGCCGCGAGACGATCTACGAGGGCAACGGCAAGGACAGCGACGTTAATCCGAGCTGCGATGCCGAAGTCTGGTACGAGGGCAACGACAAAGCCGAAGCCCTATGCATTGCCGCCAAGTACGCCGCCGATGTGCGCGACACTGGCAAGGTAGAGGTTTGCAATTGCGGCATAGCTCGAAACGTGTTCGAGGTCTTGGAGGTTAAACTGGACGAGGACGGAGATACCGTTGACGAGTATACCGTTGAGGTTATAGACCCGCTCGACCGTATGCCCCAGCTCTGCGAGTTTGCCGACAAAGCCGACAAATGCAAGTGACAGCTCCCGAGCTATATTACGGGCGAATGCAAGTGGCTCGATGATATCGAGGTAAACGGCAAGTGCTACGGACTTTATCGCTTCGAGCTGTCGGAGTTCGGTAGCTTCAACGCCTACACCGACAACGGCTCGCATTTGTGGCTACCAGCTGGTTTCTATGATTTCAAGATCGAGACCGCCGAACAGTTCAAGGAAGTGCTTGAAGAAGCGTACGGCGAGTGGTGGCAAGACTGGCAGAGCGAGGACGAGTACGACAAGATTCTTTACAAGCTGTTTGCAGCCGAGGTGTAGCCATGACCGCCCAAAAAGGCATAGCCCGCTACACAGACCTAGAGGGCACCCCATTCGAGATATTCGAGGTGCCCGACAAGGCCGACCAGTCGCTTGTGGTCGTTGACCCATCCACCCATCCGTTCGGGTTTCTGTTAGAACACAAGCAGTTCGAGAACCCCGAGCTCACGTGGAGCGGTGAGATTGAGCGCGAGGTCGTAGCCGGACTACTACGTATGGACGAGAACGCCGAAGTCTGGGCCGATGCCTGGGGCTGGTGGGCGCTCGACGTTTACGATCGCTGCAAGCGCGAGGGCACACTGCCAAAGCCGAAGAAGAAGCGCCGCAGGAGCGCATAGAACGAGAGGGAACCATGGAGAACGAGACGAAGCGCGTGAGCCATAGCGAGGTGCTAAAGGCGCTCATGAACGACAGCGACAAAACCGCCACGGATATTAGCCGCGAGCTAGGCTTGAATCGCTCTTACGTAACCAACACGGCAGCGCGGAATAACGTGAGGATTGAAACACTGGCAACCATAGCCGCCGCATACGGTTACGATCTTGCCCTGATTGACCGTGAGACGAACGAGACGCGCTATATCATCGAGCCGCCGAAATAGGTATAAGGGACGAACGAGAAGCCCGAAAAAGAAAAAGCCCACGTAGCGTTGTGCTGCGTGGGCGATTTTGTTTGGCGAACGAGAGACGTTATTTGGTTCGGTTGATTAGGCTGCGCCACGAGTTGCGGACTTCGCAGAACTTGGTGTAAAGGGTTTCCAGCTGTTCATCGCTTAGGTCAACCATCCACGCCAAATCATGGACGGTACACCAACTCAAATCTAGATCTAACCTGTGGAGTACATACCAAAGCGTCGAGAGACGATTGATAAGATAAACAATGTAGCCGAAAACCAGCAGCGCCGCGATAACGGCGAACGTTCCTATGAATACGTTGATGAACAATCTATCCCCTTCCCGCCGCACGTCTGGCGGCATCTATTCGGTTATGGCACGAGACGCAAAGCAGCACGAGGTTATCCGCGCCGTTCCCTCCACCTTGTGAGAGGGGGCGGATATGGTGAACGCCAGCGCCGCTCAATAGCCAGGACGAACCGCGACGCTTGGCACAAACCTTGCCGCACGCCGCGCAACGCCCGCTCGAGCGCTGTATTGCGATTTGACGGGCGGTCTTGTACTCCTTGCGTGAGTACTCGGAGCGCCACGGGTTAGCCTGCTTACGTGCTTTCTCTTGGCTCTGAGAGCGCTTCGAGTGCGAGCGAGACGAACGAGAGACACGTTTGCAGCGCGGGCACGACGCACCCGAGTAGGGCTTGCCGCATATGGGGCACATCGAGCTAGGCATAGACGCGAGCCGCCCTGTATGCGTCCTCCTTGCGGTTGACTACGTTCAATCGCTGATAGCAGATACCGCAAAAGCCTGAGACGTTGCGAGTAGCCTTGCCGCATATTGGGCATATCGTCGGGTTCGACAAGCGTTCCTCGTGCCTGTTCGTGGTTGGCTGTGGCTTGACGGCGGTGAACGAAAAGCCGTTACGCAGCGGCCTGCTGTACTTGATTGAGCGCTTAATGGTTTTCACGTCTACCCCGTTTGATTTGGCGGCCGCCGCGATGGACGAATAGGTAGCACCGTCCGAGCGCGTGACGCTATAGCCGGGTGCGCTCATTCGGCACCGCCTACGCATGGGGTCTTATCCAACGCGCCCGAGAGCCACATTGCGAGGGCTGTGGACAACACCACCATCACGGCGCGGTCGAACTCAACGTCCGTGACGCACTTGGAATCGCGCCGCTTTGCATCGGCGTTAGCGCCGAAGGGCTGAACGAGAGCCGTTCGGATCGTGTTCAATGATTCAGCCATGGCACGCTTGTCCGATTCACTAAAACCACCTTGCCATCCCGCGAACGAGAGCATGGCTTCTAGCGTTGGGTTGTGCCGGAATGACTTGAGCATATCGGCTCCACCTCCTTGCGGAGCTTCTTTAGGCAGTCTATGGCTTTGTCGATATCGGAAAGCGTCTGGCCTTTGGATAGGCAGCGCCAGACGTATTTGAAGGCACAGCACCACCACCAGACGATGATTGCTGAGTGCGTGAACTCGTCCTTCCACTGCTTGATAGCGGAGCGCATGGCGCGGGTCGCGGTGATATAGCCGTCACCGAGATAATGGCGCGGGCAGTCCGTATCGTAGGTTAGGACTTTACTGGGATCGTCCTCAAGCTCCACTCCCATCACTTGCATGGGCGCACCTCGATTTCGTATTTGTCTCCGATATCGGGCACTTCGCCAAGCTCGAACGGGATAGTGACCGTATCAGTTGCGAGCTTGCTAAAAATAGTGAACGTAACTCCGCACCACATCGGGCTAGCCTTCATGCCGTGACCGCTCATTGTTATGTCTGCATGAATCAAATCAACGCTCGTGCAAATGGCGTTAAACTTCACTTCTCTACCTCCATCTGGTTGCGAAACCTGCGAACGTGGCGCTCGCTCACGTTGCATCTCATGGCAATTTGCTTATTGGTCAGGCGCGGGTCTTTCAAAAGTTCCATCGCCCTCAGCACCCTTGGGGTTCTTCTGCTGTTCATTCGGCATCGACCTCCCGTGGCGGCAGACCGATATACGCGGCAATGTCGGCAACGCGCTTCTCAAACTCCGCTACTTCTTCGTCTGCTAGGTTGGGGCCTACCTGAGTCCAAAGCAGTGCGCCGAAACCTTCGAGGAAACCGATGGCGCGAACGGCCTTATTTCGTGCCACGGCTTCGCTGTAGTCGCTGGCACTTCCGTTTGGGCTTTGCACTAAATCGACCATGTTTTCAATCTGTTCAGGCGACATTGCAAGCTCGGGATGGTCGCTCATTGTTCGACCTCCTTCGGCTCCCAGAAATCGCACCTGTTCCACGGTTGGCACTCGTGTGGCAGGTTGTGCCAGCACGTCAGGTACTTGACCTCGACCACGGTGCTCTTGGTCGTGTGCGGGTTCTTGGCGTGCTTGCACGTGGCGCAACGCTTTCCCATCTGATCTGCCATCACATCGCCCCCGTGCTTCCGTAGCCGTCCTCGCCGCGCGAGCTTTCCGGCAGGTTGTCTACCTCAGTGAAAACGGCGTTTACAAACGGCAAGAACACCAGCTGGGCGATTCGTTCCAGCGGGTAGACCGTGTACGCCTCATCGCTCAGGTTCACCAGCTTGCAACGGATCTCGCCACGGTAGCCGGGGTCGATGATGCCGGGCGCGTTTGCCAGCGTGATTCCGTGGTTGCAGCTCAGCCCCGAGCGCGGTGCCTGGAGCGCGAACATGCCTTCCGGCATCGCCAGGTGGACTCCAGTGCCGACCCACGCTGACTTCCATGGGGCGATGGTGATTGATTTGGGAATATTCGCTTTGAGGTCGCACCCGGCATCCTCTACGCCATGGGCGTACTTCGGCAAAAGGTCATCGCCGTCAAGTATGACCGGCATGACCTTGAGATTAGGTCCTTTGGGATTCATTTCATTTCTCCATTTCTCCGTAAAGACAGACCGCGATTATCGCGGCGATTGAAAAAAGGACGGTCGCTATGTAAACAACCGTCCTTCCCTTGCTATTCAATTGTTCTGGCCTTTCCAGCTAGAGGTATCTCACCTTTATCTTTGGCCTGCCGGGTCGCTTCGGGAATGTTGCGTCTATCATGAGATCACGCCCGTCTCGGCCATGGCGATTCGCTCGCCAATCCAACGCATCACGGGCACAGCCATACTATTGCCGATTGCCTTGTATCTCGGGCTGTCCGGGCACTTGTCGGCAGTCTTGCCGCGATAGGGTATCTTCGTCCAATCGTCGGGAAAGCCCTGTAGCCGCTCACACTCGCGCGGCGTGAGCCTTCGCACAATCATGTGGTCTCATTCATCGTTGAAAAGCGTCTGAGCGTTGCTTGTAGAGAGGGTGAGCGACACTTCATCGCTCACCAGCGCCCCCTTGCCCCCCCTGCGCATCCGCAGCGGACGAGCAGCGTGCAGGCGCTCACAGGCACACCGACGGCGCATCGCCGCCCACCTTGAGCGGGCCAATCTTTTCATATCCGTGTTAGCGTTGAGGTCTACCATCGTTAATACTGCGGGGTTGTGCCAGTCGGCGGTGAGTGTTGGAGACTGCTCAGGCTCCGCGCCTATTCCTCCGGCTCCTGTTCCCTGGTGCCACTTGAAGCCTGCGCTACGAGGGCTTCTTCCAGCTTCTTCGGCAAGGCTCGCCCTCTTTTCCGCGCTCGATTCAAAATCCCCTCGCATGCTCTCGGGCTCAAGGAGTACGCCGATGGGGGGGGCAGGCTCCAAGATGTCCGACAAGAAAGAGACGGCGGCGTCTTTGTGCCACTCCGAAGAACTGCGCATCGAGTATGCGCCACGCCAGACCGTACCTGAGCTTGTCCATTTCGGACAGAAGCTGTCGGAAAGCCTCCCCATTCTCGCTTGAGAGCGCTCCCGGGACGTTCTCCCAAAGAAACCATCGAGGACGAATCTCACGTACCGCCCGAATGTACTCGAACATGAGTCCTGATTCACCTTGCAAACCCTCCCGTTTGCCCGCAATCGAGAAGGACTGGCACGGACTACCACCAACCACCAAATCCACCTTGTTGCGGTATTTCTTCCAGTTCATCTTGGTTACGTCGCCGACGTTCGGTACATCCGGGTACCGCTCGGCAAGCACGGCGCTGGGAAACTCGTCGAACTCGGCAAAACACACGGGTTCCCAACCTAGCGGCTCCCATGCCACGGTAGCGGCCTCTATGCCGCTAAATAGCGAAACGTTATTTCATGAGACCACCTTCGCTCCACAGCCCGCGCAGAACCGCGGCTCGTCGTCATAATCGTGCCGCCAGTCACACTCCGAGCAGCAAAACTCGGCGCCGTTGTCTATCATGTGACACGTGCGCTCTGGCACGTAATCGCGCGTCTCGCCGCGAAAGACGCCAAAGACCGGCTTGAGCATCAGGCGCTCCGGCCACCTGACCGGCCACGCCGTTGAGTCGGGGGTGAACACCAGCTCGAAGGGGACTTCGGCACTGCCTGCTCTACTCATCGTCCGCACCTCTCAGCGCCGTCTGGCAAGAGCCTCGACCCCGGTCACTCGGCACCGGATCTATGAGATCGGCCAGTCTGCGCATCACTCCGCGCCAGCTGCCATCTTCGGCCTTTGTGATGGCCGCGAGATTCTTTTGCAGGCTCAATCCGCCCAGGTCGTCGTTCGCCGTGTAGCGCAGCTCAGCTGCGATATCTCGGCGCTCGTCATCGGTAATCATGCGTCCTCACCCCTCAGCTTGCGGATGCGGGCGAGAATGTCGCGCATGGCAATTCGAGCGCAGCCGTCCTCGCCACCGGGGCACGATATACAGCCATCTTCGTCTTTGTCTCTGTGGAAGTAGGCGCAAGCCTCTTGATACCGCGCGTCACCTGCTTCGCTCAAGTCCTCCTCCAGCTTCTCCCAACTGTCTGGTCTGCCTGGTTGGGTGAGAGAAAAGTCCTCGGTGTCGTAGATTGCAATGTTGGTCTCGACAGACCACTCGGCGTCCTTTAACTCGAACGTGAATCTTTCGACGTTCTGCTTGAGGCCGTCTTTCACAAGATACAGCGCATTGGTATCAAGCGGAATCTCTCGACCCTCGGCGTCTTTGGGCAGCTCGATACTCATTCGGCATCACCGCACAGACGGTGGACGCGGGCGGCAACGTCAAGCAAAAACGGTTTGGTGCAATTCCTGTTCCCGGAGTTATCCCAACTTGTTTTTTGGAACTTGCACCCATTGCATTTGCGTTTCTCACGATTGAGATACGTGCAAGCTGCCATTTCCGGGTCGTTAGCTACCCTATCCAAATCAGCAGCCAGCTGCTTCAAACTATCGGGTTTGGTGAGATAGAGATAGCTAGAGCCGATAATCATCGAATCGGTCTCAATTTCCCATTTATCTTTCTTTTTGTCGTACTTGAAGCTGAACACCTCCTGCTTTTCACCGGCACATGTATACAGGCACTCGGTGTCAAACGGGATTGTCTTTCCCTTGGCATCCTTCGGTAGATTAAGTTCCATTGATATTCCTTTCTGTCGTTAGATTTGCCGTTCTCGCTTACTCAGGCAGCGATAGCGGCTCGATAATCGCCCTCCTCTAGTCAGTCTAGGGTCAAGCCAAAACCACGCCTTGTACGCGCTCAAAATCGTTTATTCGGTTTTGTCCGTTTCTGGGGCTGGGGCGCGGTTGAGAACCTTGGTGCGCAGCTCCGCGCAATCGGCACTCGGATAGGTCGGCGATACCTCCTTGCGGATGTTCGCAGCGCATACCGCCACGCCATATGCCATGTGCGGTGCCATGAGGTCTTCATCACGCATATAGCCCCAGTAAAGCCTGTCCACGTTGGCTAGCGACCTTTCCCACGCCTTACAGCGCTCGCGGTACATCTTCATGCGGTTGCGCGTCTTTGACAGCTTCGATTCAAGCCCTCGGCAATGGCGCTCTAGGCTCGCGTATCGGCGCTTGAGATCGGATAGCTCTTCGGCGTAGCTCAATGCCAGCGATTGGTAGTCCTGCATCATTCGCCGTCCATCTTCTTAGCGAGTGCGTCTACCCGCTCCTTGCAGTCGAGCTGTTCGGCGGCAAGGCTGCTGACGGATTGAGCCAGCGCGTGCTCGCGGTCGCTGATGCGAACCACCCATTCGCTCAACTTGTCCCAACGCTCCTTCATGATCATTGCCACCAAAGCGTTAAGGCATATAGCCAGAAGCGCCGAATAGGTGGCATCGCCAGTCTTGGCGTACTTGGCGAAAGCGATAGCGGCAGCGATTACAACAAGCAGCTGTGAAAGCCACATGGCGTACCTTGCGTATTTGTTCATACGCGCTCCTTTTCTATTGGGTTGTTGGGGTGGGGTTTGTAACGTTGTGCGTTGTTACGTTCTGGTTCCTATTCCTATAATTCTATATATATTTTTTCTTTTTTAGAAGTTAGATAATGGCGGCAATTTGAACGTAACAACGCAATATAGCTATGTTTACCTGCAAAGACTTTGTTACGTTTGGGATTTGGCGAAACGTAACAAATCGGCCTTATTCGTAACGAACAGCGAACGCACGTACTACTTTTGCTGAGCCTTTAATACGTGATGGTCTACTTTCGAGCATCGCGCCGTTTTTAAGCGTTACATTCTCGTTGACCTTCGCCGTCCATGTCCTACGAGCATAGGGTGAGCGCTCACCGCTGTCCTCGCACCACTGTTTGTACTCGCCGTACACGGTTTCGATAGCGCGACCAACGAGCTGTTCGCCAGTGATACCGCAATCGGCAATCCACCTGACAACGGAATCGTTGTTCTGGCGTACCTCTTCCACCTCTGCCGCCATATCGGGGATGGTGGTGAGCGTGCCGCGCCGAATCAAGTCACCCAGCGCCATAAGCCCCAGCAGCGCCCCGCGCTCTAGGACTTCCGGTTGCGCTAGCTTCTCGGCTATGTGCGGATCGTAACCCTCCGTACCCGGCGAGAACCGCTTGCGGAACGGGATGAATGCCAAGCGCCTGAAGATGCCGTCCGTGGTATCAGAAAGACGCGGCACCGAGTTCATGGAGAACACCATTGAAGCGCTCGGGCGAAACTCGTAGCCATCGCCGTTCTTAACGTCCGTGTAGATGGCATCGCCGGTGACCAGCTTCTTGAACATGGAAAGCTCGTCCCCGCGAAGAAAGCCGTCTGGGATATCGTCACCGAGGTTAGCCAGCTTGCCGACCACGCGCCCCGCCTGAAACCGCTGGCCTAATGTCGCAATGTCCAGACTTGACGTGTTCTCGGTGCCTAGGATAGATCGCAGCCAGTTCAGGTAGGTCGATTTGCCGTTGCTCGCCTTGCCGCTCGCGCCGCCAGCCTTGCCAATGAGCATGGGCGATTGGCTGAGCACGCGCCGTGAGCACATGCAAGCGCCTATGACCTCCTGCATGGCTAGCAGCGTTGCGCTATCGCCGTTGCTGATTGATTCCAAGAACTCGTCGGCGGCGTTGCGCCCAACGCTAAAGTTCAAGTTGACGGGTAGGGTTGCGATGATGTACATGGACGGGTCGGGTTCGACCTCGCACTCCCCCAGCACGTCATAGGTGCAGTTGGCGAATTGCACGTAATAGCCGCCGTCAAACTCGCGGTCGCTAGTCACGCTCGGTGCCATGTCCATGATGTAGCTGGCGACTTCCGATTTGTCCTGTTTCTTTGCATCGTCGGCTAGGTTGAGCGTGCATCGGTTGATAGCGCGTGTCCCGAACTCCCACCTGCGGCCCATCCACGCGGCGGGTGCGCCGTCGATTTTTCGGGCGTGGTTCTCTGACATTACCATCTTGGCAAGCTCGTTGGTGAGGATGCCGCCGCGCTTGCCGCGCGGTGCTGTCCCTCCACTACCGCCACTGGAATGCCCGGGTGCGCCGACGGTGCGTCCATCGTCACTTGGTTTGTATCCGATGCCGCCGCCCTGCTCATATTTGCACGCGCTCTTTACGATGCGGTCGATATCGCGTGAGTCCATGGGCGGCTTGCACCGCATGAAGTTCGCGCCAAGCACGGCATTATGGATTTCCTCGTCCGAGCGCCCGATACTTCTTAGGTGTGACGCATAGCGGAAAAGCGTCTTGTCTCGCTCGCCAGACTTGATTTCAGCCGGTAGCGAGAACTTGCCGTTCTCCTTACGCGCGTTCACCTCGTCCGAACCGTTGCGCTGGATGTAATCGAGAAAGTCATAGACGTTATCGTCTGCGGTGGCTATGTCCACTTCCCAAGGCGATGCGATCCATTCGTACATCTGACCGTTGGGATGGATGGAGCCCGCCGCGACGACGAATGAGCCGTCACAGCGCACGTCCACGCCCAAGGTCGAGTTAGTGGACGGATGGATGTTAGTTCGACCAGTCCTAAAGAAGTAGTGCCTGCCGCCGCTGCCAGTGACGGCAATGGGCGTGTCGGGCAACTCGCCATGGGTTGTCTCCCACTCCTTGAGCGTCGCAAGCCCGTCCTTGGAATCTGACACATCAAAATCGAGGACGAGCAGACCGCCGCTCGGCGCTCCGCACGTGATTCCGATGTTGGCGTTCGGGTGTTCCGTCCAGTAGTTGATTACGTTGTCCGGGTTGTCCGTCCAGTCGTTCAGACCGTGGCGTGCGTCCGATGCCGGGACTTTGCCGCGCGGGGCCACCGGAAAGACGGCGAACCCGGCGCGGACGTATGAGAGCGCCGTCCTTCCCAGTTCGGATAGGCGCGATTCGCGTTCATCCATCGTATGGAACTCCTAGAATCTCACATATCCGGCGTGCCGTGTCCCGCTTGTAGCAGAACTCGAACCTGACGCCGTGCTCCTTTTCGAGCGTGCCGATGATGCGGGCAACGGTTCGCCCGTTCATCGGCTTACTTCGGTACTTGACGCATTTGCTCCCGCGATCAAACGGGTTGCACCTGCGGCATTTGCGGCAAACGTAGCTTTTCCATTGGCATAGCTTCGAGCGGTCGTTGAACTCGGGGTGTTCCTCCACGAGTATTACCAGACGGTAGCCCTCGGCTCGCGCCCTGTCGCACTCGCGGACGAACCTCGCGTGGTCGCGCCCGATGTTCCCCGCCACCTCCTGCACGTCCTGTTTGGTGTCGATGGAGATGTTGGAGCCTTCGAGCATGTAATCGCCGAACGGTAAGGCGGTAGCCCTAGGCGCGAACTCCACGCCATGGGCTACCATCCATTTTTCTATGTTGCTGTGCTTGGACTTCTGCTGCCGTGAATCTTCGATAATCACGATTAGTTGAACGGGATGGGGCCAGTGTAGACGTTAGCCGCAGGAGCCGCCACCACCGTAGGAGCAGTGGAGGGGGCATTACCGCCGTCGAGCTTCTTGGTATCGCGGGGCTTCACCTTGCCGTCGCGTACGTCCTGAACTGGCACAACCTGACAGACGTTAAGGCGCGTCTTGACCTCGCCGTTGTACTCGTACTCTTCCTCTTGGAGGTTGATGCCGACGAGACGGTTGGCGAACATATCCAGACGGCCAGCATCCCACGCGGCGAACGGGTCAAAGCCGGGGTTGGATGCCTGGATGGCTTCGAGACGGCCCTTGAGCATACCAAGCGCCGTGTCCTTGTAGCTCATGAAGAAGTGGTGGGCGTAGGGGTGCGACTGTCCCCAATCATCGGAGTAGTAGTTGGCAAACTCGCCCTCGGCAATGTCGAAAACGGCTTCGACATACTGCTTTGCGTCGTTGTCTTCGAGCGATACGAGACGGGCAACGTAGCCACCCGGCGCGGGTCGCTTGAAATCGCCCCCGTCTGCGGTCGCGGTCACACTGCCCCAGTTGACGTTACGCATGTTGATTCCTTTCCGCTACGCTTCGTAGCTTGTTCTCAAAAAGGCGGTCGCGCTTATCGAAACATTGCGGTATCTCGCCCAGTGCCGCCCTTAGAGCGTCAAAGGTTCGGTCAGCCGCTACGTCTGGATCGCAACCGCCCTGTATCAACTGTTGGTATCTGTCCTCGCAAAGACGCTCCATCTCCGCGAGGGCTTCGTTATTTGGCTTCTGCACCATCCGGCTCAACGTCCTTGATGGGCCTCATGCCCCAGTACTCGCGCAATGCGGTATCTACTGCCTTTAGATCGTTGTCCATCTTCTCGGGCAGGCTGTCCATTGGAGCCTTCGCCAAGTTGTGCCCGTTGTTCGCAGTGATGAAGAGATGCTGTCCCTCTTCCACCACGCAGTCGATAACCACGGGGCAAGCGCCAGCGATGTTCCACTTCTCATCGAGCATCTTGCCGATAGTCATGACCTTTTCATCGCCGTTCGCGTCCTCGTCCACATGATGGAGGAAATACACGATTGTATCCGGGCCAGTGTTAATCGCCGCAGTTACAAGTTGCTGGAAGTGCATGGCCATCTCGGTGAATTTTTGATACCCCTTCTCCTGCGCACGGTTGAAGTTCTCGTTCTGCATGAGATAGGTCGAATCGTCAATGACGTAGCAACGCCCTTGAGCAGTTCGTAGGGTATCGAAAATCTGTGCATACGTGGCACGGTTCGCCTGCGGGAACTTAGCCCCGCCACGGAACGGTAAGGGCTTACCGAGGACGTTGAAAATGCCTACCTCGTCTGGCGCGAAGTTGCGCAAAGAGGTGGACTTGCCTGAGCCTGATTTGCCTAGGACTAGAATTGCGGTGCCCATCAGCTAGACCTCCGCGCTATCTTGTTGCAGACAATCGTTAAGAATCGATTCAGAAGAGTTACTTCCATTGATCTCGACTATCTGCGATTCGCATACTGCAATTCCCTGCCTTAGAGATTGCAGCTCATTTTCTTTGTTGCTTAATTCCGATTCATAGATGGCGCTAATCCTAGCCATTATGCTTTCGAGCATCGCTCGCCACCTTGTGTCGGCTTTGTTGTCTCGTAGCTCAATGCCGATGATTTTGCAATACACGTTAGCACCTAGCTCTGAATCGGACTTAATGGTTTCCAAAGAGTCAATCGGCTTATGCGACACCGGATGTTCAATTTTTAATTCCCCATTTTCCCTTGTTTTGACATAGGTGGCTGAATCTGAAATGGTAAAGTTCAGTGCAGTTAGCGGTCTGCTCGCTCCAATGTGGAATATATCGCCTATTCTTAACGGCTCTCCTGTATCGAACTTCGGAATGAATACTTCAACTGGCTCTTTCGGCTGGTTTTGCTTATTCGCCATCTTCTTTGTAGCAGGCTGTTCTTCTGGTGCGTTCGACATTAAATCGCAGTTGCTAATATTGAGTCTTCTCATCTACTCAACCTCATCATTAAGCATCTCGTTGGCCTTGACTTCGATGAGCGCTCGTTGGAACTCTTTTTGGTGCTCAATCATGAAATCGTTAACTCTATGGGATGAATCAATAAAGGAATCGAACATCTCGTCAGACTTGGTAAGTGCGAGAATGCCAAAGAGTGCCTGCTGTTCGAGAACCAATCCGTAGAACTCAGCTGCGACCTTTTTGAAATCGTCCATTACTCCACCTCTCCTGTAAGCAGCGCGGCGGCGGCAGCGCCGAGGTTATTACCGAGTGCGTCAATAACCTTGGGCAGCTGTACACGGACGGTCGTTCCGGTCATCATCGGCGGCTCACAACGCTCGACCATCTCGCATCCGTCCGGCAGCTCTCCGTCTGCAATCGCGGCGTCAAGAATCAAATCAGGCTTGACGGTCACAAGGCGGTTGAGCGTGTCCAGACCGCCATCAGACGTGCGCAACCACTCCACGAACTCGGGAGCGGACTTGAGCATTGGGTACTTGCCCACCTTCTCCTTGGTCATGCGTGCCGAGATCGTGCCGACCTTCTGTCCGTTCACGGTGAGCTGCTTCTGGGTAACGCCGTTTACCATGAAGTCCTCGCGCATTTGCGCGTCCACTTCCTCGCGTACCTGCTTCTCGGCCCGCTTAACGGCCTTGCCGAAAGCGGTGATTACCGCCAGACGCTCTTCGTTACTCACGTTCGGCATCGCTAATCACCTCGCAGACAACGGGCTCGGACACGATAGGGAACTCCCTCACGTGGCAATCATCCTCGCCACCGAACAGACTTCCGTTAGCGCCCTTGCTCACGGCAAGCGCCGTCTCCCTGTCCTTGAAAACGCCAATGGGCGTGTAGCCTTGGCTCACGACATAGACCTTCATATTTATCTTCCTTTCGTTTGGGGCTATTCGTCCCGTTTCCTGCGCTTCTTCTTCTCGCGCTGATATTCCGACTCGGCGGCGCGTTCGCTTCTCCCCTCGCGCATGGCCTGTGCCTTGCGCTTCGTCCAGCAGGTGGGGCAGAAACCAGCCCTACCAGCCACCGTGCCGGGTCGAGCGTCGTAGCATCCGCATTCGATGCACTTGCGTACGCCGTGCTCGGGGTATTTGCTTAGTGGGAACTTCAGGCACCTGTAGGCGTGCATCCTCACGGCCTCGGGGCTTCGGTAGTAGCCCATGCCCTTCAGACCTTCGGAAATAAGCACGTATCCATCGGTGCGGTGCTGGGATATATACCTGTCCTCGGCATCGCGCCAAAAGTAGGTGGACTTGTTACGCGCACGCTTAACAACTCGCGCACGTTCCACAGAATCAACACGATAGCTCTTCGTGCGCTTCGGCATTAGTTCAGCACCCCCGCGCGGTACATGCGCATGATTCCGCGCTCGGCATCGCGCTTGGTAGCGTCACGACCGAGACCGGTAATCGCCTTGCGCACCCATACCGCACCAGTGGAGCCGTAATTGCCGCCGTCCACCAACTTACGGGCGTACCAAACGCCGCCCCTCTGCTCCGCAGTCCATCCGAAAAACGACATGACCCTCCTAGTAGTACATGCCGCTCGGCGCTGTGCCCTCGATTTTTCCAGCGATGGCAAGCAGTATGAGCAGGACGGCGGCGCATATAGCGCTTTGCGTCCGTTCGCTTAGCCTGCTCCACCATCCACTGACCTTGTCGTAGGCCACCAGCGCCAGCGTGCTGATATAATTCATCTGAGACCTCCTTTCTGTCGGGTCTTGAGCCGTTTCCCGTGTTGGTAGCCCGTGGAACGGCTTTTTTAGTTTTCATTCATCCAGCGGTCGAACTCGCTCACGCTGATTAGCGCGTTGCGCTTTCCGTAGGTCTTGAACTTCAAGCGTCCCGCCCGATGCTCCGCATACAAGGTGGAGCGCGGCACGCCCGAATAGAGCGCCGTCTGACGGACTGTGTACGCCATTTGCGGTTTCAGCCCAGCGGCTATAGCGAATTGCAGCGCTCGACTTTGGATCTCTTCCATGCTTCACCTCCTAGAGCCGCCAGCGCGATACTGCCTAGTTACGCAATCAAAAGGGGCTGTACACATTTCCTTGTGACACGGCAGCACCGCGTTCGCGGTTCTATAAGGGTTCTAGAAGGTTTCTAGAAATGCGCCCCAGCGCCATGCGGTACGTATCCTGTTGCTTATAGGGGGACTGAGAACGAATCGAAAACTTACGATGACTTGATTCGCGGATACGCACCCCGTGACGCTGGGGCGTGTATGGGGTTTCTGCGTGGGATACGCGGTCATTTTCTACCGCGCTGCGGCTCTCCACGCTTACCGCCAGCCCGTAGGCTGGAATCTCGTTTGCGCCTAGCCGAATCAAGCTAGACTCGCGCTTTCGCGCTCCATCCCACTTGCCTGCCCACCCGCTCTCGTTGACCCTCGCAAGGGGCGTTCTTGGCTCGGTAGGCAATGGATGGTATGCGGTTCTCAAGGGGCGCTATCTCCCTTTGCGTCCCGCTCGCACCGTACTGGCGAGTGTGGTTGGCCCGATCGCAGGAGGCATGTTCACGTAGAGAGGTTCGTGATTCGCCAGTGCGGCGCGTGCGAAACGCAGTTGGTAAATAAGTGGTTGGTTACAAACTCAATGTTTGTCTAACAAACATCAATAGGCAAAAAAATATCGGCCACATCAACGCCGAGAAACTTACAGACGGCTTTGGCCTGCTCGATACTCATTTGCTCTTGATTTTGCTCATAGTTGGCGTAGGTTTGCCGAGCTACCCCTAGGTAGTCGGCTACTGCCACCTGTTTAACGCCCTTGCGCTCGCGGGCTTCTTTAAGCGTTTGCATGTTCCTCCTTTCAACGCCTTACATGTTAGCTAAACAAACATTGTCGTGTCAAGCAAAACAAACTAAAATGTGAGAAAAAGTTAACGCGAGGGGAGTTTAAATGAGCACTGGCGCAAACATCAGACGCTTGCGTGAGCAGCGCGGACTGACCCAAGAACAGCTCGGAAAGATGGTTGATGTATCGCGTTCGACCATTACGCAATGGGAACGTGGATGGACTACGCCGCGCATGGGTAACGTCCAGCTTCTCGCTGGCGCACTTGGCGTTTCGACGGCAGATATCATCGCTGACGAACTTCCACCGTCTAATGCGATCAAGCCCACTACAGCCAAACCCGCCTACGCTCCCCTACTAGGTCGCGTCCACGCGGGGAAAGCCCAGAAGCCTGATGTATTGCAGGATGCAGTACCCGTGCCATACGAAATCATCAAGCGCCACCCACAGGGCTACTTCCTACAGGTGGAGGGCGACTGCATGGATAAAGTCTATCCCGAGGGCTGCTATATCCTCATAGACCCCGAGCAGCGCCCCTCAAACGGCTCCATCGCGGTCGTTAGCATAGATGGAGCGGACTACGTAATGCGCCGCCTATATCGCGGTGCCAACACGCTGATACTGTCCCCTGATTCGCATAATGCCGAACACGAGGACATGGTATTTGCCGCCACCACCGAACACACGGTGGAGTTCCACGGCACAGTCGTATGGTTCCAATCGTCAAAGGAGATGGAGTAGATGGAACTCAGCAGAAGGGCGTTCATTGCTACGGTGGCGGCAGGTGCCATCGGGCTTGCAGGATGCGGGACGAGCGGACAGGAGCCGTCCGGCTCTGCGAAACAGGAAAAGAAGCCCAAGGCCAAAAAGAAGGCCGTCCGCAAGACTGCCAACGTTGGCGATGCCGTTGAAGTTAAATCGAAGCTCGGCAAGCTCACCATAACGGTAGAGGGGTGCGATGCGTCTCAGTCGCTTACGCAGCAATATCAGGGCGGCTCAGAAGAGATAGCGGACGGCAACGTGGTCTGTGCCCTCATGCTCATTGTGGGCAACGAGAGCGTGAAAGACCCGGACGGCAACGATGGGTTCGATTACACCCAAGCCGGAATCGATTTCACCACGCCTGACGGCGTGTCGGTGACTCCGTTCTGCTCGGGGTACGACTATAAGGGCTACGGCGACGCGCTCGCCGGGTACATGCTCGCCAATAAGGGGCAGACAGATCGTGAAGCCGTGTTCTTCCAAGTGCCCGACTCCACGCAGGAGATAATCGCGAAGCTCGGGGATACGGACGTGACCGTGCCGATAACCCGCGTATAGCCATCAAAAAGGCGCTCCACCAACCCGCCAAGACCAGTGGAGCGCTAAACAATCCCATCCGAGTTGTTAGTGTCGGTTACGCCCGACAGGAGGGACTTTTTTAATTATGACACGTTCGTCATGGGGGACGAAGACCAAAATCACCAAGAACAAATGGCGCATCCGCTGGTGCGAGTGGGACGGGCTCAATCGAGTTCGCAGATCTAAGACGCTCTGCCCCTGCACCTCGCGCGAAGCGGACAATGAGCTGCGGCGCCTTTGGCAGCTCCACCACCTACCACCGAACGAGCGCGTGATACCGTGCCCCACGTTCGCCCAATGCTGGTACGAGTGGTATCTGCCCGAGCTGAACAGCCGCGTGGAGAAAAGAGAGTTAGCCGACAACACGCGCAAGGTGTACGTGACCCAATGGGCGGCGCACATCGAGAAGCGATGGGAAAAGGTGATGCTCGACAAGGTAGATGTGAACGAATATCAGCTGTGGTTGAAGACGCTCAAGCCGTCAGTTGCCAAGCTGTCCAACATCACAGTTGGAAATCTAGTGACATGCGCCAAACTCCATGGCGTGAAGGGAATTACCTTTAAGGACGTGACATACAAGATGCCCAAGAACGACAAGAACCCCAGCAACGAACTAGAAGTCTACACGCTCGATGAACTCCACCAACTCCTAAAACAGGTGGAGGGCAAGCGCTACGAATCGAATTGTATCCTCATGGGAATCGGATCATGCCGTGTCGGTGAAGCAACGGCGGCAAGCGTGGACGATATTACGTTCGAGCAATACAACGGACACACATACGCCGTGTATGACCTCCACCAGCAGTATGGCTTTAACGCCCAAGGATTCATGACGCTAAAGACCAAGGACAGCTACCGTCCAATCATCATCCCCGAGCCGTGGAGCCTGCGTCTGCGCGAGATCATCGCAGAGCGCCGAGCCGAGGGCGAGCTCTATCTGGTAGACAGTGGCACGGGCTACCCCTACGACCGCAGCACGCTCAACCAGTTCTGGCGCAAGGACTTTAAAAATGGAGACATAACGGTGCGCTACCTTCCGATGAAGAACCTGCGCAACACGTGGGCCACGGCGATGCTGTGGAAGTACAACGTCCCCGCCCAGATGGTGGACAAGATGATGGGGCACGCAGCCAAGAATATTCTCGGTAAAAATTACGACCGCCCCGACAAACAGATGTTCATCGAGACGGTCGATAGAGCCTATTTCGGCAATTAG